GTTACTCTATCTTCTATTAATTTTAATGTACCGGGTGTTAAATTTTCAAATAACATCGCTCTGATATTGCCACCCATATAAGGTTGCATTAATCTTTCACCACGATCTGTTAGTATTAAATTTTTAATTGATTCTTTAACTGCTTCCTCATCTTTTAGAAGCACTACATCTTTTGAAACTGGACTCGTGAGCAGATCTTTACGAAAATCAGAGTTAAGATTAATCTTTTTCTTTACTGGTGAAATGTAATCTGCTATTGCCATTATAGTATTTCTCTTATATCTAAATGAATCTTATTTAATTCTGGGTAATCCTTAACATATTTAAATCCACCTTTTAATGCATTTTGAATAAAGGCTTCAGGATCTGCCATATCTCTTTTAACATCAATAACCAAACCACTCAAGTGGGAATTATCTTCGGGTCCGTCTGCCTTTGTGTTATAAGCTTTACTTACCCAGCCTTCTGTTATCGTTAAAGGCTTTTCTGCATTCGTTAATTTCTGTAATCTTTCGAGGTATACTTTAACATCAAGGTCAATTCTCGTCCAGGCATATATACCAATACCTTCTTTTTCATCAAACGAATCTCCTTCAACTCTAAATACGTCTGACGAGCCATTAAATACATTACCACATCTTGGAAGGTTTTTATAGTCCGCAGCAGTAATAGGTTTAACATTCTGTGGTATTTTACCCGTATCAGTCTTTTCGTTACCACCAGGAGAAGTCCATCTACCTTGTAATCTATTTATTACCTCTTTCCTAGTTGATGGAGAATACCTTATACCACCTGCTCTGATAGCAGATGACTCATTGATTCTTGAGATGTTTTTAAGACGATCTACGATTGTACTGTATCGCCTTGTATAATCATCAAGGGGTTTATTAATGTCCCTTATCAACGATTCTATTGACCCTGCAAGTGCACAGATCCTAGCTACAATGTATTGAATCTCTTCGATACCAGGCGATTCAAATGCAGCTACTGCGTAATCAATTAAACCCTTTATCTTATCTTTAATACCTTTCTTGTTCTCTTCAGTAAAGAATGCACACATCTGTTCTCTTGTTGTCATAATACCTTTTACAACTTTTGCATTCACAAATGTTTCTGCATCAGCAACTAGAGCACCTGGGTCAAAGTTGTTTATCATATCTTGTACTTCAGCAAAGACTTTATCAATTACTTCTGTAATCTTATCTTTAATTGCTTTAATTAATTTTTCGATTAATTGCGCGACAGTTAGATCTTTAATACCATCATAACCTCTTTGAACTTTGTTAACTAATTCTAATGCATCAGCTATGATACCGTCGATCGTTCCAATTAAATCAAAGAACGCATCTACTGATAAAAAGAATTTATCAAAGGCATCGCAGAATCCACCTAGGATAGAAGTATTGAAATCATTCTTATAATACGCATCAAGGTTTCTTGCTAGTTTAGGCGCGTCAGCATCACTAATTAAATTAGCAGGTGTATAGTTATATATTTGCATAAAGTCAGCGGTTTCGAGATTTGATATATCACCTCGTTGCCATCTATCTGATAAATCAGGATAACTACTTAAATCACCTATTCGTTGTCGAAGTAAACCATTTAAATAACCAGACGCGTCATATATCTTATTACCGTATTTGTTAACTGCTCTACTTAACGGATTTGTTTCTGCATCTTGAAGTATACTATTAGCAATCTCCTGAGTCACAAGATCAATTTGTCCAAGAGTATATCTTCCTGCACCATCAATGACTGGAATTTTATTAATTGATAAAGTATTCTGAGTTACTTGATCATTACCGTCTACGCATGCATCAACCATTATCTACTCCCTCTTCTTGTTAGAGATTTCGTTTGATCTTTTGCCGAATCATCTAATGCTGAAATATATCCACCAGAATATCCCATCGCAAAATAACCACGAGGAATAATTGATGTTGACTTTTTAGGTGGTTCAGGCATCTTGGCTAAAGTCATTCCCCATGCTCCTAAACCAAGTGGTAAGAAGTCAGCAATAATTGCGGCAAACGCATTCGCAGGATTTAATACTTTAGCAATAAACTCTGGACTATTACCTGTAGGATACGCCCAACCTGAAGTAAGTCCTGGTAAAGGAGCAACGATTGGAGCAGATATAGCAGGAGGTAATAATGCAGGTACACTTGGTATTGATACACTTACAACTGGTGGACGATATAAACCATTATATGCAGCTCCTGTTGCTGTCATAAGTGGTGCACCTAAATTACTAAAGTCACCACTTGTTGCTATTACTGCCGTTGCACTAACTACTGGAGCATTAATAACACTGCTTGAAGTAATTAGACCTGAGTTAAGAATCGTTGTATTAAATACTCCTGTATGAGAAGTTGATACCGAAGCGATTTGCATTGTTGGTGTAGTTAAACTCCAACCTGGTGTTGGTACAGCAGTTCCTGTTAAAGGAGTAGGTGGTATTAAACCACTTGCTAAACTAATTATGTTTGAAGCTGTATTATGTATATCACCTGGAGTAGATAACTTAATTGCTTTTGTTGAGAATACATCGTAAGTATTTAATGCAGTAGCTTTAATATTTTTGGCAACAAAGTTTAATTGATTTCTTGCTTCAAATTGTATTTCCTTTTTCGCAAATAAAGTAGCAATACCTGCATTGGCTTCAATCTTAATATCTCCGCCTCTCAATTGAACTTGATCACTTGCATTTAAATTCATTTGACCACCAACACCAAACTCTGCGTGACCATGCACAAGCAATTTATAATCGCCTTCTATTTCTTCTGTTTTATTTCCTTTTACATAAACATGAGCGTTACCATTAACTGTAACTACACTATGACCTGATGATTCGTGTTTTGTTCCAATATTAATTTCATAACGATCTGCGGCAGCTTTTTCAGAAACTGTACCTTTTGAATCTATTTGAATATATGCACCACTATCATGATGAATCATAATTCTTTCTGCACCAGGAGAATCATCTAATTCAATACTATGTCTTCCTGATTTAATTACTCTGTTGTATGGATATTTGGCTGCGTAAGCTGGTGGAGGTTCAGACCACGTTTCATCCATATCAGCAATCTTTTGATCATGTGTACGATTGGCTGCCTGTTGTAATAGATAAGTTTCATTTAATAACTCTCCTCTTGCCAATCGGTCAGGTCCGCCACCTGCGTTGAAATCATTTGGAGTATAACCTCTTGCTAATAGATCACCATTCTTTTCAGGAATAACACCTTCACCGTCTTTAGTTGGATCTGATTCTGTATTATACATACCAGGTAATAAACCTAATATGATTGGATGTTGAGCCATCTTACCATCTAAGAACATTCCGTATACATAAGATCCTAATGATGGGGGTGGATTGTTTGGATCGTAATTACCTGCAGCACACATTGCCCACGGCAAATCGGTTGTCGCAATTTCTTCATTTGTTCCGTGCACGCCAAACGCGCGAACTCTTACTCGACCTTCGTGAGTTTCATCGTTATTACCTTCAACCATACCGATGAAGAAGAACGGATTACTTATTCCTGAACCATCAATCATATATCACCTTTCTGCCAACCATATTTTATCGCTTCCACCTGAGTACTCAGAGTGTTCATCTCCATTGAATGGTCAACGCTAGCAATTAAATATTTGCCACTCAATCTTTCGTTTTGTTTATTCTCTAACGCAATGTTAGGTTCTTGTGTAATTAGATTAATCACATCACCTGGTATCAAATCTATCCTGCCTTCAATACCCAAAGAAACTGTTGAATTATTTAAATGGTAATTATAAGCAACTCTGTTTTGAATAATCTCAACCATATTTTGTGGTGTACGAAGTACTTGACCTGGTATTGAAGCAACTCCATCGGGTTGCCAATCTCTATATACCACATATTGCTTTGCGTTTTTGTTATTGTCGTCAAACGTTTTAGAAATAAACTTATCCGAATGTACTGCACCAACGTTTGATGTTCTTGGTTGTCCTGTCATACCAATGTATTTCTTTTTTGCTTTTTGATAATCAAAGTTATAAGAAGTTCTTGTATGATTCACGAAATCAATTTCCATTACCGTATTCTTATAAGCACCACTATCGATGTCAGCTCCCGTATCAACATGATTTGAGTTTTCAAAAGATACAACGTTTCTTACCATTATCTCAGCATACTGTGATGCATCTTGTTCTGAAAAGCTTAAATAGTAAAAGTCTTTAATCTTATTATTATTCTTTATTGCTCTTTTTAATAACCATTCGTCGGTTACCCAATAGTAACCATCAAAAGTTTCAAAGAAACGATACATGTTTGATGGAGATTGTGTTCCTGCTTTTGATTTACTTGCCAAGAAGTTCATTGCTTGCACTGGAGTATAATCAGGAATGATCGTTCTCATCTGACCATCAGACTCTTCAATATAAAACGCTCTTCCTTTATTTGAACTTAATTGTAAGCCTGAAGAGTTATCAGGCATTTCACCAACTGACGTTGCCTTGCTTAATTCTTTACCTTGATTAAAATACTTTTTAAATAATTCTCTAGCAGCGTAGGACCCTGATATATTTGTAAAGGCGGTTATCACGCTTTGTATTCCTGCTCTAAAGGTTGTTCTGCTTACAAAGTGTAATGTATAAAAATAACCATCGCCTAAATCGTTTTTACTTAAACCATCAATTTTAACTATTTGACCTTTAATGTTTAATTCTGTTTGAAGATCATGTCCTTTAATTATTAATTCTAATTCTTCTTCTGCTCTTAATGGGAAATCATGTAACGTTCCGACTTGGTCGAACACCTTAAGCGTTCCAGAAAAAGAAGAGCTATAGATTGACTGTTTTAGATTAAATCCATATATCAAAGCAGTAATAGAAGCGTCTCTATTGTCCACCGATTTAATCATAGCGCTTTCTATAGTACAATGAGAAGGATTAAAAGATTCTGACATTATTCAGTACTTACCGAGTTTTTGAATTCTCGTGATAGTTGACCTAAGAACGAGTTATCGAATAAAAAGATTTCCTTTTTGTTATCATTAATTTGCTCTTCATATTCAAAGATACGATAAGGAACCCAATCTTCAGGAATGATTCTTTTAATGATTATTTTTTCACCACGCTCAGTACGCATAATCACGCGATCTTCTTTACGGAGATAAATCGTCCTGAACGATTCTGGTGCTAATATGATATTGTCGACTGCCATTTGTTATTTCCTAAACTGTTTTAACATAATATATAATGTTTTCATCAATTGTTGTATCTTTTGTCCAATCAATAACATCTTCTCCAATCCTGCCAGACTGCGCTTGGTATTTATCGACGATATAGTCGTTAAACGTTTGAGCATTCATTGGCCATTCGTAATAAGGATCTATGATATTATTTGCCATGTACACTAACCAAATATAATCTACAGAGCCATAATATTCCAAAGCAATATCTTCTGCTCTCTCGCCTTCAGTAACTGTATAAGAATAATAAAGATACGGGTTATTTGCGACTGCTCTTGTGAAAGAAGGTCTTCGAGATATATCTCTAACCTTTCTACCTTGGTAATCTATAACTGGAAAATGTTCAAAATATTTGGTTGCCATTAGTTGTCGTCTCCTTCATAATCTTCAGCCGTTTGTATTTCAAGTTCCTTAAATACCATAGAAAGTTTAATACCTTGAGGTACACCACCTTCAGCAATAACAATTTCACCACTTGCTCCATAGTCAATATTAATACTATCGACCATACACGGTTTAAATCTAAGGAAGTGAGATTCATCAATACCTAATAGATTAATATTAACAGTCGCAGGATATGTCAAAAAGGCTCGAGCTAATGAGTTACCTGATAGGGTTCCTCCCGATCCGTCAGCGGACTGATCATCAGCCGCTAAACCTTGCACGGTTGGTAATATGACTCTTTTCATTGATCTTATGATTTTTTTAATAGCT